TTCAAACGCATTTGTTCTACCGTATCTTGAAAGTTCTGACTCGACTCTTTGAGGACTTCAAAGACGGGTCAGAACTTTCAAGATACGGTAGAACAAATGCGTTTGAAGCCTATGCCGAATGTTTTACGGATTTCTATGCCTCAGGTGGTAAGAGCAAGAACGTGGCAACACAGGAATACGCCAAGGTGTTCGGCTGGAAGCCTCCGGTCGGAGGACCCCGGCTTGCTCCGCTGAAAGAGGTAGTGGACGAAGGCTCAAGTCAGGCTGACCGTATCGCAAGATTTAAGAAGCAAAACAGGGCAAACATTGAGGCCTACGAGAAAGCACAGAAGGAAGCGGCCGAACAGCTAGCGAAGGGAGTAGTAAGCCCAAGCCTGCAGGAATCCTCAGGAGTAATCAAGAGGGTACTGACAGAGTCCGAAGCGGCAGAACTGACACAACTGACAGACAGAAGCAACGCTCTCAAGAAAGAGACTCGAGAGATGTACCGTGAATATCGCGCTCGCTTAAAGGAAGTGAACTCAACAGCCTTCAAGAACAGAGGTCAAGATTATCAGGAACAGATGCTTTATAGGCTAAACGAGATGAAAATCAGACCTGTCAGCGATGAACTGAACGAGATAGCCAACAAGCGTATGACGCTCAAGTTTGTTCAGCAGGATGCGATAGATCCGGACTCCCTGCGATGGGCAGAACGACGAGTAGAGCAGGGTTACAAGATCGACGGAGAGCCTGACCGCACTACAACCCGATTTCTGCGTGCGCGTGAACGGTACGTCGTAGCCGATACCCCGACATTAGAAATGAACGCGGCGATGCGTTCGGGCGAGCCCCTAGACGCTGCTACGAAACAGATGATAGGCCTGACTAATCACCTTACGGAGGGAACACTAGCTGAGGATGCGGTGCTGAGTCGTACTACGGAACTGCTAGTCAATGACGCGATGGAACTCTTCCCCGGGCAGGTAATAGAACAACGAGGGTTTATGTCTACTCAGTCAATAACAAAAACTGGCTATGATCGAAGGTATGAAGACCCGGGCAAGATACACGTAGAGTGGACGATTCGAGCGCCTAAGGGAGTTCACGCAGGCGACGTTGGATACGACGAGATCGTGCTACGCCCGGGCGACCTTACTGTGGTGTCCTCCGAGTGGGATCCCGTCGCCGGGGTTATGCGTGTCGTGGCTGACTACAGCGAAGCAGCGAAGAAGGTCAAAGCAGTCACAGGCTCGGCAGTCGGCCCGTCTGCTAATCTATGGCATATGAAGTCAGCGGCCTTATTCTCAGAGCAAGAGATTTATCGACAGAAGGTAGATGCTAAGAACCCTGCGGCACGTCTGATGTATGATTTCTGGAAGGGTGAGAGAATCGGTGACTATGGTCAAGTGACACTCGCGCAGACCTCACCTCAAGACTCCTCGGAGGTCGAGTATGCCTGAAGCAACATTTGACAGCGATGGACGGGTGAAGACTCAGGGTAACGAGGTCATCGTTATCGTAGACGACTTCATAAACCCGATGATTGTTGTCGTTGATTTCGCAACATTGTCTAATGAGGAGTTAGTGATTTATGTGTCTAACGGCTACCCCGACGCTATAGACGAGTATATGAAGCGTCACCCGTTCGCCGGGGATGACGTCGATCCATACGCCCCGGTAGAACTCCCTCCCTCTTAGTAGTGAGGCGGCTACTCTCTTTCGTTAGCCTGTGTGCCGTAGCCTTTGGGTCACTCTTCCCTTCTCAGGTCAGCGCCCTAGAGCCGGGTCTAAGTGTCAAGGCCTACACGATCTCCGAGATTCCACCGGAGCGTTCGGACTCCGTATATCCGTTGTGTGGATTTAGGGTAGATGAGTTCATCAACATTCAGTACGAGTATCAGCCAATCGGGACGTGTGGAGGGGACTTATTCTTAGTTCACTACGAGGGTTTTGTTACGATACCCGAGGGAGTGACCTCTGTGAGATTCGCTATTGCGTCAGATGACGGGAGTCATTTCACGATAGACGGGACTACCTTCGGAGACTGGTCAGACAAAGGATGTAGCGTTGATTACGCTCCCCGGCGATTCTATGCTACGGCGACTCCTCTTGCCCTAGACGGTTGGGTGTATGAGAACGGCGGCGGAACCTGTGCGATGTTGATGTGGCAGTTAGACAACGATCAGGCCGACTGGAACATAGTGCCTCCCGAAGCTTTCACTCTCGACGGACTGCCCGTAGTCGAGACCACGACCACGACAACCTCGACCAGCACCACCACATCCACCACCTCCACCACCACAACGCTCGCCCCGGCGACGACGACGACGACGGAGACACCAACAACGATAGCCGCAACGACCACAACAGAAAGCGAACCCGCAACGACCACCACAACGCTCGCCTCTCTCCCCACCACCACCACCGCAAAGGCAACAACAACTTCCTCCTCAGTAGCCTCGACCACCTCAACCTCACCACGAACAACGACGTCCTCATCACTGCCGATACTAGAGCCTGTCACGACTACAGTGCCTTCTACCAGTACCCTAATGCCCGTAGTGACGAGCACCCTCCTCACCACCACCACAGTCAGCGTTCTCGAAGAGCAATCTAGCGCGGAACTGAGGGCAGAGGTGGCTCTAGCAGTCGCTACCGATCCGGAGGCAGTGCGTTCTCTCTCCCCGGGCGAGGCTGAGGAGGTGTTCAGCGCAATACAGGAATCAGCTCTGACGATAGAAGAAGGAATCGCACTCGTAGCCGCCGTTCAGGGCGCTCCTCCTGCGATCCGTAAGAGTTTTGAGAAGAAGGTCAATGTCTTTGGCGGCAAGACGGACACCTACATACCACTATCATCACGAATCCCGGTAAGCGAACGGCGTACACTCATAGCGGCGACGGGCCTTGCTACAGTTATCCCGCCACCTACCAGTAAAAGGAAGAAGTGAGTCGTCATACAGAGTTCGTGAAAGAAAACCTATGGGTGTGGGCTACCGCTATCATCGTTTATCTGACCCTGTCGGGGTGGATTCGAGCGTTCGTGGGCTACCTCTCTATCGCAATAGTGGCGACTCAGCTGTTTCTACACGCGCTAGGACCCGAGGACGAAGAGTGAGATCGTCTATACGACGTCTGATACTGATAGGGAGCCTGCTGACGGTATTCTCGGGGTGTGGCTATCAGGGCAGTTATCGCTATCCCTGTCAGAACCCGGCGAAATGGGGATCTGTCGAGTGCCTGCCTCCGGCGTGTCTTGCTTCTGATACCTGTACGAAAGACTTGATCCCTGAGGAGGTATCGACCAGTGTCACCGACATTACGCAACCCTGATAAGCGCCATACGCCCGAGGAGATCCACGCAAGGCTCATTTTTATCATCGGTCTGACTCTCGCCTTCGTATTCTCCATATCGGTCTGCACAATGCTCTATTCGCTCGTCTTTGTCACACAGCCAATCAACAAGCAAGCCCCTAATGACACTGCTTTTATTGACCTAGTATCAACGCTGTGTGTCTTTATGACTGGTAGTCTCGCAGGTGTTCTATCGGCTAACGGCCTGAAATCAAGACCAAAGGAGACAAGAAGTGAAACTGAAACCTGAGTATCGTGCCATTCTAGAGTCATACGCAAGGGCGCTCGTAGGAACGGGTATCGCCGCCTACACTGCCTCCGGAGGAGACACTATGGCAACCCTCAATGCTCTATGGGCAAGTCTTGTGCCTGTAGCTATAAGATTCCTCAACAAGAATGACAGCGGCTTCGGACTCCGAAAGTGAGCAACACCAAACGTCCCTATACAGGGTTTAACTCCATCGGCACTGCTGTCCCTCCGGGCGTACAGAAGTTTATGGATTGCCTTCATCACAGGTGGGGTCTGAAGAACATCGGCATTTTAGCCGTTAGAGCGATGCGATCTGCCCCGGCTCAGTATCAGAACAAGAATAAAGCGCAACTAGAGGCGCTACCTGACTATAAGAAGTGGATGAGTGTCCACGCAACAGGACGTGCGATAGATACTGGCTACAGCAATCGCGTCACAGCTTTAGAGGCGTGGGAGTGGTGTCTGATGTACGCTACGGAACTAGGCATAGAGGAGTTGCACGATTACGCATACGATCCTGACGGTAAAGGTGCCCTGAAAGCTTGGGGCCGAGGGTATCGCTGTAGCAGGGCTGACGTGTCGAGCGGGATTAAGATTTATACCGAGAAAGATAATGCCGGGACTCCGGGAGGGCAGTGGCTCCATTGGGAGATTGCTCCGGCGTTCGCAGAGTCTGCTGAGAAGATGGCTACGGCGTGGAAGTCTTTGCCTCGGCCCTCCGTCATCACCAAGACCTGACTCTCCTCTCCTTAGACAATCTTTGCGTGAGAAGTCTCCGAGTCTCCTGTGGCTCCCCTCACACAGGAGGCTGGAGGCTTCTAAAGTGCTAAAAAGATTTCTAAAGAAATCTCCCTTTAATCCTTGACTTGCCGACTCGGGTCGGCTATACTTCTAGAAGTGGACGTCCCGTTCACTGCCGACTAGAGGAGAAATAACCTATGAATACAGAGCAGATTTACTTTGAGAGCGAGGGGCAAGGAGAACTAACTTGCCTTACGCACGGAGGTTCATACCTCCGGTCGTCTTGGACGAGTCTCCCTAACCGAAAGAAATATGTTACGCCAATCAGCACTTGGCGACGTCTTGACTCACTGACTGTTGCCACCTATATGGCTGAGTTTGGCTATTGCTGTGAGACTTGCGATTATCACGCACGCAACGCAGAACAGGCTGATTTCAGAGCGAGAGGAACAGCACAATGAACATCAGCAAAGAACTTGCCTCAACAGTCTCCAAGGAGATTCAGCAGGCAGTAACAGACATACTCAAGAAGCACAACCTAGTTGTCTCTAAGACGAGCGTTGGGTGTGGTGAGTGGTTTGACTATAAAGTGACGGCTACGGCACTTGAGGAAGGCCCTAATGGCGTGAACCTCTCGTCTAAGGAGGCTCAGTATTACACGAAGTTCGGCTACACATCGTATGACGAGGAGTTTCAGCCGACTGTCCTGACAGCGCCTCTCGGGACTCTGTTCACCGTCAGTAAACGAGTGTTTGCGTTCGGTGGTATCAACCCTAAGAAGAAGAATTGCATACTCGGTATTGAGGTATTAACAGGAAGGGCAACAGCAGAATACTACTTCGGTGAGACTGTAGTCCGAGTTATCAACGGTTCAGTTCTGAACCCTCCTGTCAAGACCTCGGAGGTGAAGAAGTGACCGGCGCTCCAGAAGTTGTCGGCACCTACACCCTCGGAGGTGAGTGGTGTGACATAAAGGCAACGATTGTTCGCAACGGTGACTTGTACTATCCACTGACACCCTGCTGTCAGGCTACGGGTACAGGAACTGACGACGGAACCTGCTGTCGAGTGTGCTACGACAATGTTGATTCAATCTTTGGGATTGTGTGGACAGAGTTGGAGTGGACGAAGGAACTGTATCGGTTGGGTCGGGACAGTGACTGAGGGTTATCTTGTCCTAGCCTCCTCAAAGACTCGCGTCCTTGCTGAGGTCAAACCCTACTCACGAAGTCCTTGGGGCAGTCAGAAGTATTTCGTTCAGTTCTACGATCCGAGGACACAGGAAGAAACTGTATGTGGACACGCACACAGCACCACACAGTTAGCCTTGAGGTGCGCTAGGAGAATGCTGGACGATGAGATTTGGTGAGGGTTCGGGCCGGGTCATACCATTTGGCTTCTTGGTATTGCCTGTCTCTAGTCGGGACAACTAAACAGCACCCTGTTCCGACCCTCTCCGAGCGTGACCCTCAGCGTAATGCTGAGGGTCACTGCTTTTTCTTAAAGAATCGTCGCCGGGATTGAGGTAAGAAATAACACTTCGGAGTCCTAGCGTGACGACACTGCTAGGTGCTACATTAGGTCCTATGAAACTACAGATAGTCCCTGTGTACGACAATCTTGACGACACGTCCGTTGGAGAAATGAATCACACGGTTGAGGTTGAGGTCAGTGTAGAGGTAGGTCGGGGAGATGACGAAAGCGAGATGACTCAGGAGTGTCCTCCTGCGACAGGCGACGTTGCCGTGAACCTGAGGAATCGGGAGAAGGCTATCAAGGTCGGGCAGTACGGTCCCCTAAATCCCGGCGAGCCGAATGATGACTTTTGGAAGGTCAAGGCCGACAGATGGAAGGTGTCTATAGAGGAAGTCAAGACTGCTCGCTGTGGGAACTGCGCTGCTTTTGACACTACGGACTCGATGACGGAATGTATCTCTAGCGGCTTATCCGGAGAGACTGATGACTGGTCTGCTGTGGATGCTGGCGATCTTGGATACTGCGAAGTGTTTGATTTTAAGTGTGCTTCCTTGCGTACCTGCGATGCGTGGATTGCCCGGACAGAAGGAGAAGTAATGGACAACGGTACGGAACTAGAACTATCCGAAGACTTCCACACGATGATGGTGCTGGAGGGAGTGTGGACTGGCGACGGGCGCTACATCGAGGAGGGCGCTCTGTCGTGGCGCGATCTGCCGTTGCCCTTAATGGCGACTGACCGTACTACCGAAGGTCATATGAACGCTGTGCTGATAGGACGTTTGACGCGTATTGAGCGCACCGGGCGAGAGATACACGCTTACGGTTCCTATGTGAAGTCAGAGGATCCTACGGCAGTAGGCCTTCAGAACCTCGTCAGAAACGGCGAGCTTCGAGGAGTATCTGTAGACCTTGACTCATTGGAGTATGAGGTTCTTGTTCCTAGTGAGGTTCCCGCAGAAACAGTAGATCCGGAGACTGGCGACGTGTCGCTGACAATGGACGGTCTTAAAATGCGTGTCACGTCTGCACGGGTTATGGGCTGTACGGTTGTGCCGTTCCCGGCGTTTCAGGAAGCCTTTATCGAGAATATCGCTGCGCTTACTGCGTCAATCTTCCGTCAGAATGAAGCAACAGGTTACATTTCGGCGTTCGCCTCCTATGACGACATTAACTTTCAGCCGCCACAGGGAGCGCAGGAGGAGGCTACGAGAGGTCTGGAGTGGCGAGCCGAATACGGCAGAGGCGGCACGGAAGTCGGAGTAGCCCGGGCAAGGGACATTTCTAACGGCAAGAATCTATCCCCGGACACGATTACTAGAATGGTGTCATACTTCTCAAGACACGAAGTTGATAAGAAGGGCACCGGTTTCGTCCCCGAACAAGACGGATTCCCCTCCGCAGGTCGTATTGCTTGGGCATTGTGGGGCGGCGATCCGGGTATGGCGTGGGCAAACAAGGTCAAGAAGTCAATGTCAAGTCGTGACGGTCAAGGTTCTATACTCGCGTCAGGCCACCCTATTCAGCCTCCCGTCGTGCCTCCGTCATCATGGTACGACAACCCTCAACTCTCAGAGCCGACTCCTTTGACGGTCGATGACTCCGGGCGTGTGTATGGACACCTTGCCGTGTGGGGTCAGTGTCACGTCGGGTTCGGGGATCGCTGTATTCAGCCTCCGCACAGTGTCGCCGTGTATGCCCACTTCCTTACAGGAGAAATCCTATGTGACGACGGGCAACGCTTCCCTGTAGGGCAAATCAGTATGAACTCTGGTCACGCTTCTCAGCACGCTTCAGCCTCCGAGACAGCAGCGCACTACGATAACACGGCCCTAGCCGCAGCCGACGTGACGGCAGGAGAAGACGATTTCGGTATATGGATAGCCGGTTCCCTCCGTCCCGGGCTGACTGCAGAAGATGTGAGGGCGCTGATGGCGGCTGATGTATCGGGTGACTGGCGGCGTATCGGTGGGTCACTTGAGTTAGTAGCCGTTTTAGCAGTAAATGTACCCGGCTTCCCGAAGATCCGAGTCCGAGAGTCCCTTGGGCTTGTCGCTTCTCTGTCGCTCCCTGCCTACGAGGGCGAAACGAAGCGCACAAGCAGTCCAATGACGAGGGCAACTGAACGAATCGCCACCTCTATCGGGCGTTCTACCTCAGATCGCGTTGCCGAACTCACCCGACGCGTCAAGGATAAGAAGTAATGGGCTGTGGGTGTAGAAAAAAGAGTGGACCTATGGACGGCAGAGTTCAGAATGTCGGCTCAGTCAATCAGGCTCAAGGTTCGTATGAGGTATGGCTCAACGGAGTCTTCACGAACAGGGCGTTTATTTCTTTAGGTTCTGCTCAGGCCTATGCGAATCGTATCGGCGGCTCCGTCCGTCAGGCTAGTGCGTAGATTTAAGTCGACTTTTCAGCCGTCAAAAGATTTCTAAAATAAATGCCTGATGATGCTTGACAACATCGTTGAGAAGCTATAGAGTGACACACAAGTTCCTGAGTGCCTAGCACCGGGATAGCGAGTGTGAGCCGTGCTCCATCGTGTTCTATCCAAATCCCCATTTGACGGAGGCAGTAATGCAAACACCAGTACCACAAGACCTAATCAAAGCAAGCAACGATGAACTCGCAACAGTCGAGACTCTCTTGCTCGCAGAGTTCGACAAGATGATGGATGACGGCACATCAGACGTCGCCACCCTTACCGAGATCGCAGAAGCTGTTGAAGCAGTTCGAGGCGAACTTCACAATCGCGATGTAGCCGCCGAAGAAGCCGCTCAAGCAGTTGCTGTGCTGGCTGATCGCCTTCGCCCTGCCGCTGTGGCTGACCCTGAAGTGCAAGAGTCCGAAGATGCACCTGACACCTCTGACAGCGAAACAGAAAGCGCCTCAGAAGTAGTTGAGGAGCGTATCCTTGTGACTGCTAGCGCCGACAAGATTAGTCCAAAGGCTCCCTCAGCGCGTGCCGTAGCACGTCGTTCGGTCAGTCCTGAGGCTCCTAAGCCTTCGGCTGAGGTTGTTATCACTGCTGCCGCTGACATTCCCGGCTACGCAGGTGGCGTAACAATCGACAAGATCGGACTCGCCAAGGCTCTTCACGCAAAGGCTCGTACCCTCTCTAACGGCTCCGGCTATGTGCCAGTTGCTCAGATTCAGATTCCAAATGACAATAAACTTGGAGCAGACCTCTCATACAACATGGACATTCTTGACCGTGTTGCTGATCCTGCACAGTCACTGACTGCCTCCGGGTGGTGTGCGCCAAGCAACAACCTTTACTCAATGTTTGGGATTGAGGGTTCGGACGGACTTATTGACCTTCCTACCGTACAAATCACCCGAGGCGGCCTGAACGTGCCTAACTTCGTAGGGATTGACGAGGCAGACGACGCTCTGTGGAGTTGGACTGAGGCTAATCAAGATGATCCCGAGGCTACGAAGCCTTGTCTCTACATTCCTTGTCCTTCCTTCACTGACTATCGCCTTGAGGCAGAGGGTCTGTGCTTGACGAACGGCAACCTGACGGATCGTGCGTTCCCTGAACTCACTGCTCGCTTTGTAGCCTTGACCATCAACGCTCACCTCCATCGACTCTCCGGACTCGTCACAGGCAAGATCACAGCTTCAGCAACAGCAGTAGCAGTATCAGCAGTTGCTTCGTCAGCCGCTGGTACGATTCTGAATGCGATCGACCTGCAGGTCGCAGATTATCGGTCACAGTATAAGATGCCAGTGAACTCGATCCTTGAGGCCGTGTTCCCACTTTGGACTAAGGAACTAATCCGTGCCGACTTCGCTATGCGCGTCGCCCCGGGCTACTCCAATGTCACAGATGAGGACATTGTCGCACACTTCGCAGTACGCAAGGTTCGCGTCCAGTTCATTCACGACTATCAGCCGCTCTACTCATCAACTCCGAAGACGTACTTCCCAACTTCAATGACGTTCCTCCTCTACCCTGCAGGTGGCTATGTTCGAGGTGATGGTGGCACGATTGACCTCGGAGTTATCCGTGACAGCGTTCTCAACGCTACGAACGACTACACAGCCGCTTGGACTGAGCAGATGTACCTCGTTGCTCAACTCGGACCGGACGCTCGTAAAGTGACCGTTGGCTACGACGTTGATGGCGTAACAGGCTGCTGTCCAGTAGCGTAACTTCAGAAAAGCACTAACAGGTAACAGACAGGACAGGTCAATGGGAACGAACTTAAATACGTGGCAACTCGTAGAAGCACCCGTAGTAGTTCCACATCCATTCGGCCTGTTCTCTGTTGCTGAACCTCGACTGACGACAGATGAACACTGGCGACTCGGAGTTCAGTGGCAAACTCAAGCGTGTATTGAGGACTACATTACGGCTGGTCCCTGTATCGCAGAAGAGCGAGATGACTTAGTCAGTAACTCTGCCTGTACGATCCTGCAGTACGAACCGTTCACTGTTTATGCGTATAACACAGACGCTATTCCCGGACACTCGCTTGCTGAGCACAGAGATCAAACAGTTCAGCGTTTAGTCAATGGCGAACAGTTCGCCGCCGAACAGCGGCTATGGACTGATATGGACGCTACACCTGACATCACTATCAACGTCCTCACGAACACAGTCACCTATGCGCTAGCTGTCGCTGAACAGCAGATCGGTGCGGTGTATCCCGGGACTGGCATTATCCACATGAGTCGGCAGACGGCGACTATGCTCTGGTCTAACCTCACGGTATCGGGAGGTCGTATGACGACTCTCCTCGGAACTCCTGTCATCGTAGGAGCCGGATACGACGTGGTGTCACCGATTGTCAATACCTCGGCAATCTTCGCTACCGGGCCTATCCTCCTGTACCGAGGTGACATAGACACCCGAGAGTCTGCGATTGCTATGGCCGACAACGAAGTGTCGTATGTTGCTCAGAGAGACTATGTGCTTGGGTGGGATTGCTATGTGGCTAAAATAGAAACAACACTTGATCGAACGATTCCCTAAAGGAGAAATACAATGGCAACACAGATTCTTAAGTCAATAAAAGGTAAGACCGTTCGACTGACTCGACTCGACTCCTGCGGAGATGTTGATTACGGCTCTTGCTCTACCGTCGTGTCGGATTGCTTCATTAGCGTCACCCTGTCGGGTGAGTTTGAGGCTGGAACCGAGTATGTGCAGAAATCTGCGTGGGGCGACCTCTGTATCAACGACAAAGACCCGGACATTCTCAAGAGAGTCAATGTGACTATTGAGTTTGCCGAACTGAACCCTGACGCGCTGGACATTCTTACTGCGGCTAATCCAGTCGTAGACGGAGGCGACACTATCGGAGCGTCGTGGGGTACGAGTCCTAACGATACGGCCTTTGCGCTTGAGGTATGGACTAAGAGGACAGGCGCTGACTGCGATCCTGCGAACCCGGAGTGGGGTTATTTCTCTGTGCCGTTCGTTCGTAATGGCAAGGTAGACGGCGACTTGACTATTGAGAACGGCTCGCTCACAGCCTCGATTATGGGCGAAGCTTTCGCCGCACCGGCTACTTGGGGAACTACTCCATACGCCTCTAACCCTTTTATCGTGTCGTTCCCTGCTGGCGATGTGTTCGGAGTTGTAGTGACAGACGTTCAGCCTCCTGCAGATACTGCAGGTTGCGTTCCACTTACCCCGTAATCTTTTAAGATAAGAAACAACAGAGGTACAGTAGAGAACACAGGAAGGTATAGGATTAGGCCGTGAACTGCGAAGACTGGCCGATCAAATGGCCTTGTGACATTCTTGAGGAGGACGAAGACCTTGTTCTCGTAGCCCGAGAGAGCGCACAGCAAATGCTATGGGCGCTGTCAGGACGTCGGTATGGCGTGTGCTCCACTACCGAAGAATACTCTATGCCGTGTGCTGGAACGTGTGCGTTCCCTTGGGGTTATGATTTCGGACCCGGGGTAGAGTGGAGACTACAGCGTGAATGGGGTTTGGCGTATCCTCGACTATGTTGCCGACTTCGGCTTGCTCAGACTCCGGTGCGATCTATTGACCTTGTCGTAGTCAATGGCGACATACTGGACCCTGACGAGTATCAGCTTCAGAGAGGACTCCTAGCGCGACTCGGAGAGTGCTGGCCCTGCGAGCAGGAGTGCACGATTGCTCCTATCGTGGTCTCTTATACCTACGGGATAGATGTACCGTCACTAGGACAACTAGCCCTCGGAGAACTCGCGTGTGAGATTCTAGCAGGACTCACCGGAGGAGACTGCAGACTAGCCTCAAATGTCGTATCCGTCACTCGACAGGGCGTTACAGTCGATCTCGGGGACGCTGCTGTTCTAATGGCTCAGAATCGCATTGGACTGCCTATTTCTGATGCGTTTATTCGATCCGTGAATCCCGGCAGGCTTCATCAGGCCTCAGGTGTCTATTCACCGGATCAACCCCGGAGGGTGCGATGAACGATGGACGTTCTTCTTACTCAGTCGGTAACTGGCTCTTGTGTCTCGTAGACGATGCCTTAGTTCAGGCAGGGCGCGATCCTATAAATCGTGCGTATGTGGCGGCTGGTCAGGTTGCGTGGGATGACTGTTGTGGGTTGTTGGCTGTAGCCCCGGAGCGCACGTATCGCTCGGTAGTCTTCCCTAGTGAATCCAACGGCCCGGAATACTGCGACAAGGGCGACATTACTATTGACTTCGCTGTTCTGCTAGTGAGGTGTCTTCCTAGTGTGAGTGATCGTGGGCAACCTCCCTCTACGCAGGATCTTCAGAACGCATATTCAACGCTCCTCGAGGACGGTGCGATTGTGTGGAACGCTATTGACTGTGCCGATCTCCCTCTGGACTGGATGCGAGCAAACCTGTCGCAGACTATCGCCGGAGCGCAGGGTGGGTGTATTGCCGTTGAGACTCGCGTTACAATCGGACTCTCACAGAAGGTCTGGAGTATCTAGTGACTATTCCTACTAAGCCTGCGGCGACGTGGCGTATTCTCGTCGATCAAGGCAAGACATTTGAGAGATCACTCACCTACATCGTCGGAGGAGTGCCGTTTGACAACACTTCCTATGAGGCTCGTATGCAGGTCAGACGAAACTACAACTCTGCTCTTTCTGCCCTGACTATTACCTCGTTAGGCGGCGACATAACACTGGCAGGAGTCTCCGGAGTTATCTCTTGGACTGTGTCGGCAATAGACATGGTAACCCTTGTCGGGGACTATGTGTACGACTTGGAACTGTTTGACCCGGCTGACCTTGACATTGTGATTGGTGTAGTGCGTGGCACCCTCACGTCGCGCCCCGAGGTGACACATTGACCACAGAGGATTGCTGTCCCGAGGCTGAACTTAATGAAACTCAAGCCTCACTCATCGTCGAGGACGAGTGTGCTGTCATTGTTGAGGTTTCTACTGGTGCTCAAGGTGCTACGGGTCCTACGGGTCCTCTCGGACCGACAGGACCGACAGGAGCCGCCTCCACAGTCACAGGCCCGACCGGAGACACAGGTCCTACTGGACCTCAGGGTGTTACTGGACCCACCGGACCCACCGGGGACACCGGACCTACTGGCGATACCGGGCCGACTGGACCGCAAGGTATACAGGGTGTTACTGGACCGACGGGTGACACCGGACCCACTGGCGATACTGGACCGACGGGTCCTCAAGGGATTCAGGGCGTTACAGGACCTACGGGAGACACCGGTCCTACCGGAGACACCGGTCCTACCGGACCTCAGGGTATCCAAGGCGTTACAGGCCCGACCGGAGACACAGGTCCTACTGGATCCCAAGGTATTCAGGGAGTCACAGGTCCTACCGGACCTACCGGACCTACTGGAGCGCAGGGAGACACAGGTCCTACCGGACCTCAGGGTATCCAAGGTGTCACAGGCCCTACGGGCGCTCAAGGTATTCAGGGAGTCACCGGACCTACGGGACCGCAAGGAGAAACAGGACCTACAGGATCGACTGGACCTACAGGCCCTCAAGGAGTCACCGGACCTACCGGACCTACTGGCGCTCAGGGTGACACGGGTCCTACAGGAGACGTCGGACCGACGGGTCCTACTGGCGCTACCGGTCCTCAGGGTGACACAGGTCCCACAGGCGACACCGGACCTACGGGACCGCAAGGAGAAACAGGACCTACAGGTCCTACTGGAGACACCGGACCTACGGGTCCTCAAGGTGAAACAGGACCCACAGGACCTACTGGCGCACAAGGCGATACAGGACCTACCGGAGATACAGGCCCGACAGGCCCGACAGGCCCGACTGGTGCTACTGGAGATACAGGTCCTACGGGTGACACGGGACCGACCGGACCGCAAGGCGAAACAGGACCGACGGGTCCTCAAGGTGATACTGGACCTACAGGTCCGACCGGAGACACAGGTCCGACAGGTCCTCAAGGTGAAACCGGGCCGACTGGTGATACAGGTCCTACAGGCGACACGGGACCGACGGGACCGACGGGACCTACAGGTGCTCAGGGAGATACTGGACCTACTGGAGATACAGGTCCTACTGGTGATACTGGACCTACAGGACCTACAGGACCTACAGGCCCTACAGGCGCACAAGGAGATACGGGTCCTACCGGACCTCAAGGAGACATCGGACCCACAGGACCCACAGGTGACACAGGACCTACGGGTGACACGGGACCGACAGGACCGCAAGGTGATACCGGACCTACCGGTCCTACAGGTGACACCGGTCCGACAGGTGACACCGGTCCTACGGGATCGCAGGGTGATACAGGTCCGACAGGTCCGACCGGAGACACAGGCCCGACCGGAGACACAGGTCCTACCGGACCGACGGGTGCTCAAGGAGATACAGGTCCGACAGGTGCTCAAGGAGATACCGGACCTACCGGACCGCAAGGTATTCAGGGAGTTACAGGCCCGACGGGAGATACAGGCCCGACGGGAGCCGCCTCTACAGTTGTAGGTCCGACAGGTCCGACAGGTCCGACAGGTGACACGGGTCCTACAGGTGCCGCCTCGACTGTTACTGGACCTACGGGTGCTACGGGCGCGACAGGCCCTACAGGCTCCGTTGGGACAGGTATGCCTACTGGTACTGTGGTGCCTTACGCAGGTACGACAGCGCCTGCGAACTGGCTGCTGTGTAGCAATGTCGCAGTTTCACGAACTACGTATTCGGCGCTGTTCGCAGTCATAGGCACAACCTACGGAGTCGGGGACGGAAGCACTACTTTTAATGTGCCTGACCTCCGAGGACGAGTAGTAGCAGGTATTGACAATATGGGTGGCACAGACGCAGGACGTCTGTCTATCGCCAACACACCGGGTACATCAACGGGTACCGAGACAATCACCCTAACAAGTTCCGAGATTCCTGCTCACTCGCACGCTAACACGCTAACAAATAATGCCGTAAACACTGGTAATCAGTCCGCAGACCACACACATACTTTTACAACTGGTACTGTAAGTGCGGACCACTCACATTCTTTTAACGACGGTCGTACCTTCTATGGAGAAAACCCCGCATTAGACTGGGGACTCGCCAACGGTGGTGGTAGAACATTTAAGCTGTTCAACGGTTTTTCCGCTACAACTGGTGGTATTTCGGCAAATCATACCCACTCCGGGACTACTGCCGGAATGAATGTAAGCCACACGCACTCAGTCACTAGCAATGTTACTATCAGCAATGTGAATAACACTGGCGGTGGAGGATCGCACAACAATATGCAGCCTACAATGGTGCTCAACTACATTATCTTTGCGGCGTAACAAAGGTACGAACAGGAGAATAAAGTGAAAATCTACCTACGCGAAAGCACTGCCTGTATAGACGGAGTAACACCTATTCGAGCGCAGAATCCTGTCGAGTATCACAGTGCTCTTAAGTTGATCCGCAACTCGCTATTGTTGGACTCCGACTGGACTCAAGTATCAGACTGTCAGCTTGCCGAAGATACGAAAAGGGAATGGCGCGAGTGGAGGCAGTATCTTAGAGACATTTCTACCGTAGAACTAGAAGAACTCAGTGAAGGAAGTTACGAGCTTCAGGATTCACCGAGTACGGGCAGGCCGCTATGGTGGGCAACCTATAGTGTTCAGATTCTTCCACCGGAGGAAGATCACGTTCACGGACCGAACGAAGAACCGCACTCACACTGACATCGAGATCGCTTAGAGGAGTTACCTCGTAGCCTCGCTGCCGATTAGACTCAGGTCTTTGACGAGGGGACAAGGATGAAGATTGCTGTTTATGCTATTGCGCTAAATGAGGAGCAGTTTGTTGCGAGGTGGGCAGAGTCTGCGAGAGAGGCAGACTACCTGTTGATTGCTGATACGGGATCTAGCGACAAGACAATAAAGATTGCTAAGGGCCTCGGAGTGACCGTAGTCCCGATTTCTATTTCTCCTTGGCGATTTGATGACGCTCGAAATGCTTCTTTGGCACTGTTGCCCTCGGACGTGGACTTCTGTATCGCACTTGACCTTGACGAAGTGCTCGTCCCGGGGTGGCGACAACACTTAGAGACAGTCAAGGCTAGTACGACTCGTCCGCGCTATCAGTATGTATGGTCGTATCAAGATGACGGCTCGCCCGGGCTGACATACGGCGGCGACAAGATACATCGCAGAACGGGTTATCGCTGGAAGCACCCGGTTCACGAAACGATTACGGCAACGTCGGGAGAGATTCAGGAGTGGATTGCCCTTGAGATAAATCATCACCCGGACAGCACTAAATCACGCTCACAATACTTCCCTCTACTCGAACTAGCCAAGCGCGAGTCCCCAACAGATGATCGCACAGCATTCTATTATGCTCGAGAACTCTACTATCATAAACGCTATCCCGAAGCCGTAGAGGAGTTTCAGAGATACCTCGCCTTGCCTACTGCTCTGTGGACTCCGGAGAGGGCAGCAGCGATGCGCTTTATTGCTAAATCGGGTCACGATCCGATGAGGTGGTACACGTTGGCTACGCTCGAAGCACCTAATCGGCGCGAGCCGTTTGTTGATTTTGCTCAGTATCTTCACGACATTTCTGACTGGCAGGCCTGTCTGCTTGCTACGAGTCGCGCACTCGAGATAACAGAGAAACAGATGGAATACCTGTGTGAGGCTGAGGCTTGGGGCGCTCGTCCTCACGATCTTGCCTCGATTGCGCTGTGGAGGTTAGAGCAGTATCCCGAAGCCGTGTATCAGTGTCAGAAGGCCCTTGAGTATGATCCTGCTAACGAACGTCTTCAGGGCAATCTCAAGATGATGCTTTTCTCAGCCGGGATAGACTAGGATAACGACGTGGCTGCCTCTCGTTCTCCTAAAATACTGACGGATACGACTCCGGAGGTTGCTGTTGCTGTTCTGTTTGAGAGGCTAGGACACATTATTGAGAAGGTAGACAAGCTGTCAGCCAAGATAGACCAAAATGAAGAACGGCGCTCAGATCACCTCAAAGACCTTGAGCAGCGCATTCACAACATAGAAACTCAGGTGTCCGGGGTGCGCTACTTCCTTGCTGGTGTGGCAGTTGTTGGTGGTGCTGTTGGAGGTTCTATAGCGGCTGGCGTAGCGAAGGCACTAGGCCTCAGTTAGTGGCTGCCGCACTAAAGATTGACCAAGAGGCGCTACGAACGCTCCTCTCCTCTCCTCGAGGAGCAGTATGGGCAGACATACAGCGCCGTACTAATCGAGTTCTAAATCAGGCAAGGAGAAATGCCCCTGTAGACGAGGGAAGACTTCGAGCTTCTTTAGCGATGGAGATGAGGTCAGCAAACGGTAGTCCTATCGGGCGAGTCGGTACGAATGTTGAGTATGCGATGTATGTTCACGAAGGAACCGGAGTTGAGGCAGGTCGAGGGTACATTCTGCCAGTTCGCGCTCGCGTACTACGGTGGGCCGCAATCAACAACACTGGCTCCGGTACACGAAGGTATCGGGGCGGCGCAACTCAGCAATTCGTCTACGCTAAACGAAGCCGGGGTGTCAAGGCACGTCCTTTTCTCAGGGACGCTCTTACTGCCGCTAAATAAGACCTGTTTATGTGCTACCATAAACACTATGACAAGACAACGCGCCTTCATCACAGCCACAGCCCGTCGTAGGGCTAATCCTATTGAGTGGGTGATCGACGACGTGACCATTCGACTACGCTCTTCGGTGGACCTTATCGAGATCGCAGACCTTGTTGAGGCCCTACAGAGTCCTGCCCCGGAGGGTATGAATGACATTGCTGCGGCACACCTGAAGAGGGTGACATTCACCGACATTATTCGGCACTTCCTAGAGCCTAGTTCGCACGAAGCTTTCGGCACTGTAGCCCCGGACTTAGATTTCGGAATGCTTAGTGAGATGATTCAAGAACTCGTACAGGAATACACTGGTCAGATAAACCCTACGCAGGAGCAGTCGTTATCAACTGGATTGTCAGAAACTGGCAACAGTTTGATGGCTACTGCTCCGTCCGAGGCGTAGATGCTATTTACCTTTCTGCTGATCGTGCTGTCAATACCTATCTGTATGCGATTCGTGAGAACGCTTCGGAAGATGACCTTCAGGCAATCGAGGAGGCCTTGACTCCTCCCCGGGATTATCGGATTCGCGGAGTCCCGTCTTGGTACGGCTCAGACGAGGACGCTTGGACTTCTTTTGTCAGTTAGCGTACAGGTCCTGTCGATCCCAAAGATTCGGGCGTGTCTCTTTGGGATTGACACCTGTTTGCGTGTTGCTGTGCCCTAGAGTGTTGCTGTGCCTATCGTAGGAGAAACTTATGTAGAGGTTCGAGCTGATACGTCAAAGTTCGGACAGGACCTGAAGCAGGGCGTTACCTCAGAACTAGACAAGGCCGAAAAAGCCGCTGACGCGTTCTCTAAGAATGCTGGTGGCAGTGTTAAGTCGTTTGGCGATCAACTCAAGGGTGGCATACAGAAGGCGGCAATCCCGGCAGGCCTAGCATTAGCCGGAATAGGAGCCTTAGCCAAGAGTGCCGTAGGTGCGGCAAGCAACTTAGGCGAGTCTATAAACGCGGTCAATGTCACCTTCGGCAAGGCGAGTGCTGGCATACTTCAGTTATCTAAGGACTCCGCAACTGCCGTCGGCTTGAGTTCGGCAGATTTCAACTCCCTCGCCGTTCAGTTCTCGTCGTTCGCTACGAAGATTGCCGGTCCCGGAGGGGACGTGACGGCAACAATCGAGTCCATAACAGGGCGTGCTGCTGACTTTGCCTCTGTTATGAACCTTGAGGTAGCCGACGCTGCTAGAATCTTTCAGAGTGGACTCGCCGGAGAGACTGAGCCACTTAAGAGGTTCGGCATAGACCTCTCCGAGGCTGCCGTTAAGGCCTACGCCGTAGCGAATGGAATAGGTGACGGAACGGGCAAACTCTCAGAGCAGGAGAAGGTGCTGGCTCGGCACGGTGCTCTAATGGAGCAGACTAATAAAACTCAGGGCGACTTCGCTAACACGTCGGACGGACTCGCCAACCGACAGAGAATACTTGCCGCCGAAATGACCAACATGAAGGCAAAGATTGGCGACCTGCTTGTTCCTGCTATGGAAGCTTTATCGGCAGCCACTCGAGTAGTGGTAGGGTTCTTCCTCGAACACCGTAACATCGCCCTGATCTTAGGCGCTACGATCGCCGGAGTTGCCATAGCGGTTCTCGCAGTGAACGCTGCGCTGAAGGTACAGGCGGCCTACACGGTGATAGCGTCAGCGGCTCAGAAGTTGCTAAATGCTCAAATGATGGCAAATCCTATTGGCTTGATGGTCGCCGCTATTGTTGTTCTGATTGGCGCGTTCGTCCTCGCGTATAAGAAGATTGACTGGTTTCGGGACGGTGTCAATAAGGTCCTCAATCTCGTCATCGGTTATTTTGAGTTCATGATAAACGCGTGGATCAAGGTTATCAACACCTTATCCGCAGGCATAAACAAGTTCACCGGGCTATTCGGCAAGATCGGTATCAACATAGGCAAGATCGGTGAGATAGGTGAAGTGTCGTTCGGGCGAATAGGCGAGGCGGCAGGTAAGGCTACGAAGGACGCTACAGACTTCAGAAAAGCCGAAGAAGAATCTATGAAATCATTTCAGGATCTCGGCACAGTAGTCACCGACGTGACTCCAGTAGTCACCGGAGGACTGAAAAAGACTACTGACGCTGCGGACAAGACAGCCGGAGCCATAAAGGCGCTCCGTGACTCCTTCGGTGCTGCGTTCACCGATAAGTTGTCCAAGGCTAAGGAAGTGCTGAAAGACGCTCAAACAGCCTTCGGTGATTTCGCCAAAGAGGTATCAGGAGCAGTCACCAGTTCGTTCTCGTTCGAGAAGGCGTATGACACTGGAGCAGAAACTAAAACAGGTTTTATAGCAGGACTAGAGTCTCAAGCCGCCGAGGTCAAGGATTTTGGTGTGCTCGTTAATCGGCTTATAGCGGCTAACTTGTCAGGCCCGGCGTTAGATCAAGTATTAGCGGCAGGGGCAAAAACAGGTTCTAAGATTGCTACCGAAATCCTCTCGACTGCCGATGGAGTGCTAAAGGCTAATCAACTAACAGCAGAGGTACAGAGCATCGGAAACTCTATAGGGCTGAACGCTGCCACGACGTTTAAGCAGGCAGGCGTGACTGCCGGGGAAGCCCTCGTAGCAGGTATTCGAGGTGTCATCAGTAACTATAAGATAAAACTCAAGAGCAAAGCACTCACGGCCAAGCAGATAAAGAGTCTACAGAGGGACTTCGGCGTAGACATAGATTTTGCCTTCGGTGATGCGCCCAAACTCTCTCAGGGCGGTATCTTCAACTCTCGTCAGCCTGCGATTATTGCTGAGGCTGGCGCTGAGGCAGTCATTCCTCTGTCACGTCCTCAGCGAGCCTTAGAACTACTGGAGCAGTCCGGACTCGCCGCACTGGCTCGGGGCAACTCCGGGGCGACAGTCAGTATTCAAAATGCTACTTTTGTCGAGCCGATAGATGCTCAACTACTCGCGGCTAAGGTTATGGTAGCTGAACGGGCAAGGAGTTTCTCACAGTGATGTATCTGACGGAATCTACCTTAGGACAACTTGACCTTGACTGCGCTGATGGATTCGTCGTAACTGACTTTCAGATTGGGTGGCCCGAGGTGCGCGAGGTGACTACTCCTAGATCCCTCTCTGACGGATCGGTAGACACTACGACCTATCTCGGCTCAAGGCCCGTCACGGTAGGTCTGAGACTGGATCAAACGAAGATGGCTACGCAGGATCTCCTTGACCTAGTAACTCCATATCTGTCACCTCGTTATCGTCCGCAGATTGTGTGGTCAGTGCAACAGTCGGCTCCCGGGTGTCCTCCTCCTGCCGCTACCGTCACCACTATCAGGTCCCTAACGGTCAGGGGAGTCGATGGACCTCTAGTAGTAGATGCACCTAAGTACCTTTCTCTAGTTCTTCAGTGGGTAGCACAGGATCCCTACACCACAGCCATAGATGAGACGTGCGCTGTGGCGTTGATGACGGGTAATGCCGAGGACGGGCGTGTGTACGATCTTGACTTTGACCGTGAATATCCATTCTCTCCGGTGTACGGGTACACATACTTCACTCCGTTAGGGAATGCTCCGATGGACTGGACAGGAACTATTACGGCTGAGGTGACTGACCCGGAGATTCTAATAAACAGCGTGACGATTACCTTCGTTGGAGTGACATTGACTGCCGGGCAGACGATAAACATCGACACTCAAGAGCGCACTATCTTCCGCAACAACGACCCTACGGACTCCGTATATGGCTATACGAACTTTCAGGATTGGACTTGGGATGAAATCAGACTCGTCCCGGGACAGAATGTGATACGCCTGCAGGCTGCCTCATACTCAGGTGATCCGGCATTTACATTGTGCTGGTACGACAACTGGTACTCCTGAGTCGTGGCTGGCACTTACCTAGTCACCTTCGGCCCTTCTTCGGGATCAGGACCTACGGACGTACTGACATTCTTTGACCAATGGTCGATGACGAAGAACCTTGATGACGGCTGTACCTTCTCGTTCGCCTCTCCGGGCGACAGTATCCCCGGCACTCAAATACAGGAGTTAGAGACAGACATATGGCTGTATCTTGACAGCGTTTTAGTTGAGAGGTTTAGAGTTCTTGAGGTAGTTCAGGAATGGAACTATGACGGTGCGAACACTATCGGAGTGACTTGCTGTTGTTATAGGCGGCTTCTCGGATCGCGTTATGTGAACTCTGCCCTCTCGTACACGGCAGTATCTCAGGGCGACATTGTCTACAACCTCATAGCACATACTCAGTCTCAGACGAACGGCAACTATGGTATTACACTTACCTCAGCAGGGCCTGTAGTGCCTCGAGATCGCTCGTACTCGATTGGGGCTAACATACTGGACTCAATCGTAGAACTGTCGCAGATTGACGCAGGAGTAGTGTGGAAGATTACACCTTCTATGGGGCTTGTCGTCACGCAGTCCACTACAACTCCTCCGACTCCGAACCCTCAGCCGGTCGTCATCGGTGCTAACGCTCTGACGATTACGAAGCCAAGTGGGTCGGCGCTCTTCGGTAACGTCGCCGTAGTGACGGGTGATTCAGTTTCTACGACAGCAGTCATAGCTACTACTGCCACTCTCGCTACTGATCCCCGGGGAAGGTGGGAGAAGTTCAGAGGACTACCCCAAGAGCAAACTCAAGCCAACCTCTCCGAGCAGGCAACCGGCATAGTGACAACTGCTCAGAGTCCGCAGATACTTTACGAGTTCTCGCTAGAGCCGCATCGCTTCTTCACAGACTCAGACTACGCTCTTGGCGAGACTATCACGGTAGTCAGGCCTGCGACAGTCGTCTACAACACTAGTAATCCAACGAGTCCGATAGTGACAGTGCCTGCTCAATCCGTCATATGCGATGTAGTGACACAGACTATTACGCAGTCATTCACTGGTCTAGTGACGGTTCGTATGCAGGCCCTTGAGGTAGAGCAACCCTGATTACTGCTGATTATCGCTGTTTACGGTGATTGAGGCTGATTACTGCTGATTACTGCTGATTACTGCTGATTATCGCTGTTTACGGTGATTGAGGCTGATTACTGCTGATTACCGTGATTATTCGTGATTGAGACTGATTATACGTGATTACCCGTGACCATTACTGATTGACGCTGACTCCTCGACAGGCTAGGATTGCTCTATGACTCGTCCCCGGACTACTACTTCCCCGGTAGATGCTCTAGGAACCTCGATCTCCGACAGTAAGAGTCGTCTTATCAACCTCGAAGCTTTAGCACACCGCCACGACGTCGCTAGTTCTGCGCTCAGTCCCGTAGGGACTATCTTGTTATATGTTGCTCCTACTGCCCCGACAGGTTGGGCACTTCTGAACGGTGCCACGATAGTCGGCGGTCAGACTCTGTACCCGGCGCTGTGGGCCGTACTGCCTGTTGCGTATAAGTCAGGTGCGAACATAGTCCTGCCTACTATCGCTCCTATCGCTCCGTTCCCGTACATTATGAAACTCGAATGACTCGCTTTAGGACTCGCGTAGTGTAGTATGCTGGTATGACTGTCACACCTAACTGGCTTCAGAATCTAGATTACCCTGCTCGCATTGACCGAGTCCTATACGATAACCTTTGGGAAGCCGGGGTCATAGGATCTGCCTCTTTTGAGGTGACAGCTTCGTCACCTGCCGCTATGACGGTAGATGTGGCGGCTGGAGTTGCTGTAGTTGCTGGTACTGACCAGTCATTTCAGGGCAAGTATTTATGTCGAGCAGAGACTTCTACACCGTCATTAGCGATAGCCGCAGCACCCGGGTCTGGCACTAGGTACGACATAGTCATTCTTCAGGTTCGCGATCCGAACGCCGGAGGCGCGGCAGGCGATGACGCTATTGTTGCTGTCGTTACGGGTGTCGCTTCGGCTACTCCTGTAGATCCTGCAGTGCCAGCTTCGTCTCTTCAGTTGGCTCGGGTCGTCGTCGCCGCAGCTACGGGTACTATTACGAGCGCAGACGTTATTAACCTTCGATCTCAAGCCACCGTTATCGGGGCGACTCTTCCGAGTGGAACGGTATCGGCCTACGCAGGCGCTTCTGCTCCTACGGGATACTTGCTATGTGACGGAACTGCCTACTCGACTACTGCCTACCCTGCGCTGTATGCTGTGCTCGGAAGCACCTACGCCACGTCGGGAGGACAGGCTGCCCCGGCTTCGGGAATGTTTAGGGTTCCGATACTGACTGGACGAGTGCCCGTTATGTATGACGCTTCTCAGACTGAGTTTGACAGTCTAGGAGAAACAGGAGGCTCCAAGACCTCGACAGCACCTCACACGCACACGATGCCTCATACGCACACGATGCCTCATACGCACACCATTGACCACGATCACGCCGATTTTCAGAGTGGTACAGCCCTTCACGATCACTCCTACACCGGCTCGGGTACTACGGGCAACGGCGGCAGTCATTATCACGACCTGCTTAACACTTCGAACCTCGAGAATCACGATCACGGCGTATTAATGCGACAGACGACTAATAGTACGCATACGCACACGGGTTCTGCCTCAGCGGCAGCAGCTATGACTACTTATACGGGTTCACCTACTATGACGTCGGATGCCTCTACGGATATACTTTCGCCAACCGTAGATTATGGTACACCGAACTATCACGTTCACAGCTACGACAAGGACTGGAGTCTCGTAGGATCAGGTGTTCACGATCACAATGTCGATGTGCCTCCCTTCTCCGGGACGTCGGGAGGCGTATCTACGCCTAGTACGGGATCAGAGTCCACTCCTAACACGGGAGCCTCCTCTGTCGCCGCCTCGTCCGGGAACCTTCAGCCTTACGCCGTTCTGTACTACATCGTCAAGACTTAGGAGTAACTACGAATGAACCTTCACGAAGCTCTAAAAGCGTCCAATGTTCCGTTCTACCTAGACTCTCGCGCTAACTATCGCTCCCGGAGCGAGGGTGAGAACTTGACCGTTATCACGGTAAGCACTGACGACTCGGAGACTGCCCTAAGCAAGGCCCTACATTCTGCCCTCGCTCTCATCACAGCGTCAGGTCAAGTCCTAGTGCTACGAGCAGGCTCGCACGGAGTCATCGCAGTCGAGGCAGAAGAAGAACCCTCAGCTGCTCAGGGTGCGATACTGCTGTCTATTAGTCAGGCCTGTCACACGGCGTATGGTGCTCGCATCGCTAAATACAGCGAAGCGCCCTCAGGCAAGAAGAAGCCAAAAGCAGACGTCGTAATAAATGTCACCGAAGAAGTTGAGCCTGACGCTGACGATCCGGTATTCACATCGGAGCCGATAACGGACCCCGAAGCCTGACGAAAAAGATTTCTAAAGAAATCTCCCTTTAATCCTTGACCTGCCGACTCGGGTCGGCTATACTTCCTGAAGTGGACACTCCGTTCACACTTACAGGGAGGATTACGCTATGGCTACTAGAGGAATAATCGCAATAAAAGCTGGCGAGGGAGACACTGCCGTGTACGGCGGCCGATACGCACATTGGGATAACTACCCGGAGAGAATGGTCCCGACGCTTGGCGCATTAGTTCGCCGGGACGGGTATGCGAAGGTTCTTGATACCTTGATTATGAGAAACTTCTCATGGAGCATCGTAGATCAACACGCAAAAGAAGACGCGACTCTTCCGAGTCGGGTTGCTGGATACGGTGATATACACGATGACGCTGATGACCTCAACAGTTGGATTACCTTATGGCCTAAAGACTTGGAGAATGACCTGTGTGGCGCTGAGTTCGTGTATGTCATAGACGATTATGGCGTAAGCACATTTGACGCTCTTGACCTGAACAACCGTATTGGGTATCACACTTGGGCGTTGGCGCGATGACTACTGACAGCAACGAGTTTCTACGAGTATTTGCCCATATGGCTATGCGCCGATGCCCCGAGTGTAGCGCAACCCTGACTCCTGAGGATATGTTTGGTCATGAGTGCGCGAGCGACAAGGCTACTGTCGAGGAGTTGTGTGGCGACATAATACTGACACTCACCTCAACTGTGGCTTACTTTTCGCAGATGCTCCGATCTTTAGGAGAGAACACCTACACTCCCGAAAATGCCCGAGATGACTACGAGCACTTGACTATGCAGGCAGGCTTTGACCTGTTTTCCCTTCTGCGAGAACTCGGAGAACTAGACTCGTGATAGCCCCGGGCGACTCCTCAATGGATGTTCATTTCTACGCATTCGGGATGACAATGTTTCTGCTCTCTTTGTTTTGGGTGTACCTGAAACGAT